TTTCATTGTGTTTCGTCCTTAATCTCGTCGATGACACTCTGGAGGAGTTCGGTGGCGAGTGCTTTGTATTTGTCGCGCTGGTGCGTCATGTCTTCAAGTTGACGGATGACAATGTTGAACTCGGCGCGCAATTCGTTTCTCTGTCTGCGTACGTCGTACAACATCGAGGAGTAATCCAGGACGGTGATCTGGTCGTCAAGAGGCTCGTCGTTCATCGGATCACCGGCATTTGTTTCAGTTCGTTAATGAGCTGCGACGCCTCATCGAATGTCAACTCGTTAGAGATCTCTGCGTCGTAGCCTCGTTTCGCGGCGAGGTCTTTGATATACGATCGCTGCTTCTCGGTTGCGAGTCCCGACATCCGTGACGGTTTTGAAGCGAAGGCGTGATCCGAGTCGTCTTGCTCGACTGGTGCCGATACCGATGGATGGTTCGCGCGCGCCGATGGTGGAGTAGAGGTGCGAACGAAAGAGTCTTCGTCGGGATCTTTCTCATCGGTCGGGAGGAAGAACACCTGAAGAAGCGCGGTGCGAAATGCGACGCTCATCGCTTTAGCGGTGGCCTTGTCGCCTGAGTCCATTGCCTCACCAGCAACAACGGCCGAGATGGAGTCAACACCGTCGGTGAAGGTGTAGCGCACCTCTAGTCGAACGTGGCCGACTGTTGCTTTGTTTTGTCCGACTGCGATCTGTTCGTACTGGTAATCCAGGACGGTCGGGAAGACGATGACGCGCGATGCGCGCATACCAGTCGAGAGCGCGTTGACGACTGCGTCGATGCCACGAAAGTTGAAACCTTGCGCGGCGTTCTTGCCGGTCTTTGCCACGAAGCCGGCGTCGTTTGATATTTGTGTGAGTTTCTCAACGAGTGTCGGTGCGGTCATAAGTTTTTCCCGAGGAAGATGCGGTCGGCGATCTGTTGCCACATATCGACGTCTTGTTTGTCTTCGGTAAGTTCAACGAGTAGGTCGCGCGCCTCGATGAGCAATGCGACGGTCTTGTCGATGTCGTTGAATGCGGTCTCGATCAAGATGCGTTCTTCAATTCTTTTTAGTAGTTCGGTGTTCTTTTCTTCCCCCACGCCTAGATCCTTCAACTTGATTTCCCCCTAATTTTTTCTTGTGCTTGTGCTGCTTCTAGATTTTTTACTTCAAGATATTTGGTACGTACCGATCGGATCGTCCTGCGTAACTCGCGTGATATGACTTCGTATTCGTAACCTTGCGCGCGCATTGTCATAAGGCGTTCTTCGTCTCGTTTGTCCCATCGCGCATAGTCATTCTTTGGGTAGGACTTTTGTTTGTTGCGATCCAGTTGACGCGCTTCGGATTGTTCTTGTGAAAAGGCGTGAGCTGCGAGCCGGTTGATTGCTTGCATCGCTTGCGCTTTGTTCATCTCTTCATTGACGAAGCAGGAGAGGATTGTTTCGAGTGCGGCTTTGTCGATCATGGTTGACTGCTCCTGGTTCCCCAACATGACCAGCCGCATTCTTTCCAAAGTGCTAGAGCTGCGATGAGGTTGCGGCGTGGTTTCCATAGTTCGGTCATGCTTTGGCGAACGATGCCGAGACGTACGAGGAAGCCTTTGTTTGAGCCGTTGATTTGCATGAGACCGTGAGATCCTCCGTAAGGGTCTTTCTGGTTCCAGGCGCGCGCAAAACAAGATGACTCTCTTGCCATGATTTTTGAGACGCGCGCGATTTCTTTGCGCGGCCATCCGACCTCGGCGGCGAGTTTCTCGTAACTAGAACAAGAAGTCGGACGCGCCGAGGCGGAGGCCTGCTGTGTCGGCAAGATTGTCATGATGGATGCGGCCATGAGTGCGACGGCCATACGGCGACTCAACGAGCCGATCCGGATAGAGGGATGTTGCGAGAGAGGATCATTTTTTGATGCCTTTCTTGTGGGAGCGCCAGAGCTTCAAGGTTTGTCCGTGATTGCCTGGACGCTGCGAATTGGTGTAGGTGCCAGTCCATGAGATAAGACCGGCGCTCATGGCAAGGGTGAGGCGAGACGCCATACCCTTCGATTTTGGGAAGTCTTCGCCGAGGAGCTGGTAGACGTCGTCGACCGTGAAGAACACTTTGTCGGTGGCGACATCCTCGACGGCTTTGTCGACGAGAGCCTGGTGTGCTTTTGTCCAGCGCGCCTCGGCAGAGCGAAACGAGGCCTCCATGCCGGCGGCATTTCCGTCGAGTGGATTGAGGTACGCTGGATGAGATGGATCGCATACACCGTGACGCTTTACTTGTCCGGCCAGCATTGGCCGCGCGCAAACGTCGCATTTCCGCGCCTTTGTTTTTGTGGTTGTTCTGTCGAGTTCCATTTTGTTCCGTCACGCCTTTCGATCATTTGGGTCATAATGTCGGCGGTTTTTCGATTTTCGCGAAATTGAAAGTCTTATGGAATAAGCGTTTTTGGGTGGCGCCCATAATTACCGTTCCATAAATTCCGTCACCGAGTAACAATTATTCCGTCAGTATATGACACGGATGTAATCTAGTCAAGCATTTCTTTCTTCTGCTCCTGATGGGGGGGAGAGATTTGATTTGCGTCTCTACGTGCGTCGACGTACCAGCTCGCCGAGTCTTGTGGACGGTCGTCAAGTAGTTCCTCAAAACATTTGTCGATGACTTCGGCGGCGTTGGGTAGTGCGGTGTCGCGGTTTGCTTCGCGTTCCAGGAGGTTTTCAAATGCCCATCGGGAGCGGATGCCGCGTTCGGTTCGTTTGAGGCGTCGAGCAATTTTTGCGAAGTCGGCTCCAGAGCGCCGCATCTTTAGGAGTAGCTCGACGTCTTCTTTGCTCCACGGCCGGTGGTAGTTGTCGATTGTGTATGGCGCCAGGTCTTCGCGGTAGAGCCTGGTGAAGCGTGCTTCTTCGCTGGTGTCGATTGCGTAGGCGTGTTCCGCGAGGCGCGCTATGGCCTTCGTAGCGGTCTCTATTGTCATTTCTTCGTGTGCTACGAGATCCATGATGAGCGATAGGTGGTTCTGATCTAATGGCAAGTTATCCCCCGATTACGTGCGATTGTGAATGTAATCAGTCTATAAACTATTCGTCCATCTGTGAAGTCCGTCACGTTACAAAATGTTGACAAAAGTACCCGTCGGTCAAAACGTCAAACGGTCGGCTCTGGTGGTGCGGCGGTCTCGTTCGGATCTGTCCAGACTTTGCCGAGCGTATATTGCCAATGCCAGGACTCGAAACCAGGTTTCTTCGGGTCGCCGGTCTGTAGATACCAGCCGTAGGTCGAAGCATTTGCGACCATCCAGTCAAAGATCTTTCCTGAAGCATTGGCGACATCGACGGCGAGACCGAGACCGTGATTAGAATTTCGCGGCGTTGAGCAAGGCGCCTGTCCAGGCTTTAACAACCAGATCGCGTCTTCGTATTTGCGCGTGATCGCCTTCGGTGATTTGAGGCGAGGGTCGTCGGCTTTGACTTTTTCGTAGCGCGCATAGAAGGCGCGTTCTTGTATGTCGCCTGGACGGTAGGTGTCGACTGATGATGTCGGTTTGATGACGATCTTGTCGCGCTTAGCTTGTGCGAGTAGCGCCTTCCAGGACTTGAACGCGCACGTATGGACGAAGCCGCCTGGTATGGGTGCGAGGAGTTCTGGTGGTAGTGATCCGTTGCGAACGTCTTTGAGACACTTACATATCTTCGGAGCTGGTGTCGGGTACATCGGTTCCCTCCTTCGGTTTGTCTTTGAGGCCATTTGAGGCGAGTACACCGGAGAGCGCGCCGGTGAGGAATAGCACCATCGGGGTCAATAACTCCCAAGCCGCCTGGTCATTGGGTGACTGGTCGAGCGGTTGCGTCACGTATAGCAGTCCGTAGATGAGTGAGAGGATTGTGACCACGAAAGAGATCGTCAAGCCGAGCGCAACAACTAGGACGAGACGCGCTTTGATTTCACCGGTCGTCATGCGTTCGGGTCGGCGTGGTGCCGGCATTAGAGGCATCGGTCTTCTAGCGTTCGTGAGTTGCCGAGACTGGCGGTGTCGACTGTGATTGTTGTTGCGGCGCGGAGTGCTTTGTTTTTTGTGCGTGGGCAGTTGACGCGCTCGCGGTCTCCGCAAGCTGTGAGGATGCTTGCGAAGAGTACGGCCACGAAACTAATTCGCCAGATCATCACGGCTTCCTGTATCCATACAAAACATAAGATGAAATAAAGTTTGTTGATGCATAGAAAAAGACTCCTTCGTTTGTTTCCTCTGCGCGTCGAATGCCTGTGAACCTGTTCCCGTCAACGGTGAAGCCTGTTTGGACGTTGACGTTGTAGGAGTGGATTTGTGTTGCGATTGTTGAAACTTGTGGTGAGTTGAATGTAATGTTGAAGACGCTTTCTTTGTCTGAATATCGTCCGATCGGTAGTGATGCTTCGGCGTTTGTGCCGGCGTTTGATTGCGTGGTGAGATACCTTTGATCGCTTGCGTATGCGTAATCTGACGCGCCGTTTTTGACTACTGCCGAGGCATATAACTGAAGATATAGAACTTCGTCGGCAGTCAATGTCGTTCGTCTAACGGTGAGATGCAACAAGTAGTGTTCGTATGTTGATGTGAAAGAGGTGGCGATGGCGAGCGTGTTAGCTGTGCCTGCCGTTGAGCCGCTTGCGACATAGACGAGGCCGGCGTTTGCGAGGTAGGTGTTGGTATCGGCGCTGGAGAGGGTTTCGGATGTGAAGGTTTTGACTGCCATAGTTTTCCTTTAGACGAGAATGTCGGTTCCGTTTAGTGCGGAGACGTTGAGTGTGAACCAGCCGGTATATCGAACCGATCCGATGATGGTTGTGCGGTGTTCTTTTGGTGTCATTGCGTGTTCGATCTGGTTGATGAGTAGCACTAGCTCGACGTTGCTTCCGATGCTCGGTGTGCGTACGAGTTTGATGCGTTCCAGTAGCTCAAGGCCGAGGATCGTTGACCAGTCTGCGGTCGTGTCGGTGAGACCGACTTCGAGTGGACTGATGCGCGGTTTGAGTGCGGCGCCGACGCCGAGTTGAAGGTTTGCCAGGCTGGAGGCGTCGGTTTCGGTTGCGAGGTAGGTGTTGATTGTGTCGGCGACTTTCCCGACTGATGCGGTTGATGTGGTGTTGATTGCGATGACATTGTTGTCACCACTTGCGCCGGCGGTGTAGTTGACGGTGACGGAGTTGCGGATTGAGTCGGCGTCGAAGTCGAGTTGGAGTTCGGTGCCGTATTTGAGGGTGGCGCCTCCAGCGTCGGAGAATGTGGCCTGGATGTTTGCGGATTTTGTGCTGGTGTATTTGTACTGGCGGTCGGTGAATAGGATGCGGCCGTCTTTTTTGGCGAACATATCGCCGCCTTCGGTGTCGGCGTTTGTTTTGAGTTGTGGCAGTAGGTCGCCAGAGTTTTCTATGCGTAGGACGCGCACGCCGTTCGGTGCGGTGATGTATGGGACTTGAACGTAGTTTGTCGAGTAGTCGTATCGGATGAATGGTGTCTGGTCGAGGAGGTATTCGTTGCGATCGTAGGTGTTAGCTCGGAAGTTGAAGCCGGTGGCGAGTGCGTTGAACTCTTCTGCGTCAAAGACTGGTGTCGTGGTGGTGGCGTGCTTGACGAAGAACTCTTGAACTTCCATATTTTCTATCTCTGCGGCTTCGATTGTGCCACTCGAACCGATGGCGCTGGAGACGAAAGTTTGTGTCGGCGCAACACCGTCGATCAGGAGTTTTGTTGGTGATGTAGATGCGATGAAGAGGTAGTGGTGAGGGATTGTCGGGTTGAAGCTGCCGGACGGGATCGTCAACTCGTAGATCGTGGTGCCGTAAATATATTGAAAGGTAGCGCCACCGGCGGCGGCGTCGACTGTGATTTGAAATGCCATTGTTCCGCATGAGTAGGAAACATAGTTTCCGACGTCGTTTGCGACGGTGGGTTTGCCGATGAAAGAAAATACGAGTCCGGTCGGTGCTGCTACCGTGCCACCGGTGGCGGAATAGTTGATCATGGCGGCGGCCGAACCGGTGCATCCCTGGAGGAGAGTTTGTGTCGGCTGGAAAGGTAGACCAGATGCTTTCGTAAGGTTCAAGCCGCCGATCTGATCAACAAGGGTGGTCGTTTCGGTGGTCTCGTTGCATTTCCAATAGGCGCGCGGACTCATGGAGAGGATGGCGGTCTGGTAGTTGTCGTCTGATACTTGTTCCGATGCGAGAAGTCCGAGCGCGTCGAAACATTGGAGGGTGACTGTGGAGTCTTTGCCGGCGTTCGTATAGGTGACTGGCCATCCTGTGACGAAGCCGCGAAATATGTCGTAGGTGGTGGCGCCTGATGTTGCGCGGATGCGGATCTGTTTGCGTGGTAGGAGTTTGCCGTAAAAAGTGCCGGCGCTATAGAGGGGATCGAAGAGGCGCGAGTTGTTGGAGAGGACGATGTTTGCGGTGCCGGTGTCGAAGTCTGCGAAGTCGTCTGTGCGGCCGCGACTGGTGTTGATGCTTCGCACGTATGTCGTGACGTCTGTCCATGATGGATTGTTGACATAGGGACTATCGTCGAAGGCGATTTCTACGATCGGGGTGGGTATCGCCATTATTTTTTGACCTTGATCGGTATGCCAGAGAATTTCTTGTCGTATGCCTGGAGGTATTTGACGACTTGTTTGCCGATTTCTACTTCGTCGCCGACGCCAGATGTGATCGTGATTGAATACGAGTTGTTGTTAGTGGTGACTGATGCGCGGCCGAGACGGTCGACATCGGCTTGTGCGTCGCCTACTGCTCCGCCTCTAAAGATTGAGCCGGCGGTGGTGCCGAGTTGTCCTGCGACTGTTCCGATACCGGCGAGGCCTTCGTTGATTGCGCCGACTGAGAGTGAGCTGGTGCCGGCGACGAGTTCTCCTGCGACGCTGGAGCCTGAGTCGACGCCGAGGTTGATGAGCTGCGATAGACCGGCTTCGGAAAGATTGAACGGTGGTGAGATTAGGGTTTTGAGGTCGGTGGCGAACTTTTTGGCTTTTGCGATTTGGTCGGCGAAGAGTTGTCCAGGCGAGCGGCGACCGGATTGCGCGCTGGTGACTGCTGCTTCTGCGTCTGATACTTCGTCAAGTGCGCGCGTATATGCGCCGATGTCGCCGGTTGCTTTTGCGATGTTAAGTGCGCGGTAGGCGTCGGCGCGTTTTTTGAGTGCTTCGGTGTAGTTGTTTTCGCCGTCTGTTGATTGTGAGAGCGCGTCGCCGATGGTGACGTTGCCAGAGATTGCCGATGCGGTGGCGTCGCCGAAGGCTTTCATCTCGTCTTTAGCGGCCTGGAGTTTGTTACGCGCATCGGTGAGAGCGGTGTTGAGTGTGCCTTTCAAAGTTGCTCCGAGTGCCGCAAACTTTTCGCGCGCTTTTTCTGCTCGTGTTTTGGCGGCTTCTGTTTGTCGCGCTACTTCTTCGACACGGTCGGCGTAGATCTTTGTGAAGGTGGTGTTCTGTGCGTAGATGAGACTGTTTGCGGCGGCGCTGTAGTCGTAGGTTGCGGTTGTGGCTTCTTCTAGTGCTTGTCTTGTTTTGACGACCTGGTCAACGTAGAAGGGGAAGGCTTTGATGCCTTGTCCGGTCATGTCGACGCCGGCTTCTAAGGCTTTGACGTAGTCAAGAAGATATCCTTCGCCTCTGATGAGTTCGGTTGTGAGATCTGTGATGATCGCTCCGACATCTGGTGTCGCATCTGAGATCGCGGTGAAAGTGTTTTTCAAGGCGTCGAGCGACTCGCCTTTGTCGGCGGCGTCTGCTGCTTTGATGAGTGAGCTGGTGACTTTGTCAACGACTGGCAGAAGTTGAGATCCGAGGGTTTCTTTGAGTTCGTTGAAACGGATTGAAAGGTTTGCGACTTTGCCGGCGGTGGTGTTGAGTGCGGCGGCGTTTGAGCCTGAGAATTGTTTGTTGAGTTCTTCAAAGGCGAGCGCAAAGTTGCCGGATTGTTTGGCACCTTCTGATAGTGGGACGCCGAGTTTGCCGAGAGCGGTTGTGGATCCGAGGCTTGCTTTTGCGACTGCGATTGAGACTGAGGCGAGATCTTTTCCGGTTGCGGTAGCGATTTCGGTGGAGAGTGTGAGCAATGTTTGCGCGCGCGTGACGTCGCCAGTTGCGCGTGTGAGTGTGGCGAGTGCTGGACGGAGACTATCGTCGGCGATGTTTGATGAGAGCGAGAGCTGCTTGACGTACGCTTCGGCCGATGCGGTTGCCTCTTCGGTTGCGAACCCTGTTTTGGCGATTGAGGCGCGGAGTAGCGCCTGGCTTTTTTCGTCGTCGAGTGCGGCTTTGACAAGTTGCGCGCCGAAGCGGACGACGCTTGCGCCGGCGACGGCGTAGCCGAGTTTTGCGATGTCACCGAAACCTTGTTGCGCTTTAGCAAAACCGGAGAGGTCTTGTGTTGCTTTTTTGAGTTCTTTGCGGAGTGGTGCGGCGTTGCCGGTAACGACGACTGAGATTGCTTTTGCCATTTTAACCAGCCGTCACATATCGGAGATCTCGTGGTGGACTGTTGCCGGCGAGGTCATAGCGTCGGACGAGTTGGTCGATGCGTGTTGCGTAGAGTTGGGCGACTTCGTTGCGGCGTCCGTCGAGTGCGTCGTAGATGAATGGTTGTGGTTTGATGCGGCGTGCTGGCCATCCGAAGTGGATTGCGCCGGCGTATTCGACGTCGTTGTCGCCGACTCGTACTCGACCAGATGTCATTGTTGCGGCGGCACGTAATGAGGCGACGAGTGCGCCGGTGCGTATTGGTGCGGTACGGATAGCACCGTTGACGACGATCTGTGCGGCTTCAAGGTGTGTGCTTTTGAGTTCTTTTTTTGTTGCGTCGCCGAGTGCTTTGAGTGCTTTTTGTGTTTCGCGTAGGCCGACGATTTGTGCTTTGCCTTGACGGTCGGAGTCTATTCTGTAGCCGAAACTGCCTGAGCTAGTGCTTGCCATGCGTCGATCGGTTCCTTCCAATAGTCTTCCGGTATTGCCATCTGGATCATTACTTCGAGGATCCCTGGTGGTGTTGCCAGGAGTTCTCTCGGCGATATGTGTGTTCGTATTGCGAGAAGCGCGATCAACTCAGTCGTCGAGCGCGCTAGATAGGGTTTTCGTTTGTCTCGACTGCGATGTCGGCGAGTGTTTTGATCCATTCGTCGAACGGTTTGATATCGCTTCCTGAGTCACGTTGCGCGAGCCATGCGAGAAAATAGGCTTGCTCCTGTGGGAAGTCGTCTTGAAACGCTTTCCGGTAGGGGATTTTGTAGTGCCGCTCGAAGGCGACTTCTGTCGATGGCCATACCGGAAAGGATCCTTCTGTGCCGTCTTTGTGCTTGACGGTGAGTGTGATCATTGTGTTACGCGACGGCCTTCACGATTGTTCCACCGGTGAATGTGACGCTCATTTGTGCGAGGTCGCCGATGGCACCGTTGACTGGTTGTGTAGCGGCGAGGAATGCGTTGGTGATCGTATAGGAAGGGTTCGTCGCGCCTACTGCTGCCGATGTGGGCTTGATGACGAGAGTCGTCGTTGTACCGACCAGCGCGTCAAGTGTTGCGGCGACTTGTGATGCGGCGAAGTCCTGGTTGAACGTGACGGCCACCGAATTATTTTGGAGACCTCCGATGAACTGGTGACCATTATTTCCCATCGAGTCAACGCTTACGGCTTCGACTGCGAAGTCAAGTGATATGGACTGTACGTAACTACTTAGGCTCACGGCGTTAACGGTGAGCGAGGCATCTTTCAAAACGAAAACGGCCATGATTGTTTACTCCTTCTCGGTTTTCTTTGTTGTGGGTTCTGCGAGATGACCAGCTGCGAAGAGTGCGTTGATGTTGCATCCTTGAAGCTCGTCGTCTGAGATTGTGTCGCCGGCGTTTTTGCCGTCGATGAGATCTGTTAATACTTTGTAACTAGCCATATACTTCGACCTCGTATCTGTAGGCGAGATATTCGATACTCGCGACTGTGATGGATATTGGTGTTGCTCGTGTAACGCGCACCGTGGAGACTGTGCCGTTGAGGGTTCCTGTGGGCGAGCCGCCTTCGAGGACTGTTTTGACGCTTGATGCGCCGGTGCCGGCGAGGTATGCGTCGAGTTTGTCTTGTGCGGATCGGTCGCTCATGCGTGATGTGATGAGTAAGACGTCAAAGGTGGCGAAGTCGAGTCCGCGTTGCATTGCTTCGTCCCATTCGAGTTCAAGGTTGCCGACGACGGCGGCCGGTACGTTGACGGTGTCTGGAATGAGGTCGTATGTGCGTAGACCGGTGATTGTTGCGAGCTGTGTTTGTGCGGCGTCGCGTACGGAGGAGATGGTGATTGTCACGAGATCGACTCTCGACGGTACGCGCGTACCATTGCGGAAATGTCTCTACCGAGTGGACTCATGCGGATCGCGCCGAGTTCCGATAAACCGAGGACGCCGCCGACGGAGTCTTTGCGTTTGTATAGGTCGGCGCCGAGAATAAGTGTTGCTTGTGCGATGTCGTCGGGGACGCTAGGCCATCCCCATTTGGCGACGACTTTGATGCCTGGACGCAAGTTGAGAGGGTACGGGAAGAGTTGTGCGCCGACCATCGTCACATTTGTCCAGGGGCGTCCGAGTGACGCGGAGTTGAGTGGCTCCATGAGATAGTCGGTGTTGATTGTGACGGCCGTTGAGTAGGTGCCTGTGCCGGCTGTGTCGAGTGTGATGACGAGACCGGTGAGCGATCCGATGTCGTCAACGATGAGCGAGTAGGCGTCGGTTGTGCGAAAGGTGCGTTCTGTTGCTGTTGCGTCTAGATAGAAATATCGGTTCGCGATGCGGTCGATGCTGCGTGAGGCAGACTCGACGATTTGTTCAAGCAAGGTGTCGTCGATGGAGTCGGTGATCCCGAGATAGTTTTTCATCGAGGCGAGAGTGACGTAGCCGTTTGTTATCGCCATTATTTTTTCCGCTTAGCGTCTGGTTTTATTGTGGCGGCTTGTATCACGGCGCGTTTTTTGAGTGGCTTAGAAACGATCTGAGCGGTCGGTTTTTGAGTGAAGTCATCCTCGGCCGGCACATTCGAGGACTTTTTGAGCGTGGGCAAAAACTCCTCGCAACCGAGGACGACAAGCTGGTCGATGACTTGTTTCGCGCGATCGTCAAGGCCGCGCCGACGATATTCGGCGAGTTCTTTTTTGAGTGCATCGACGATGAATTGTTTCATGGTGAGATCCCGAAACTCGGTCGACTGTGCGCGCCGACCGAGTTGGAGTGGGGGATTGTTTACCAGTTAGCCGTGATGAGTCCGGTACCCGTGATCGCCGAGAATGCGGCAGGGTACTTTCCGGCGGTGTAGGCCGAGAAGCCGAACACGACGGTACGGATTGCAATGTTGCCGTCTGGTTGTTCGAAGCGAACATAGAGCGGCGTGCCGGAGTTGTCTTCGAAGATGTATGACTCATCGAAGTTTCCGACAATGACGGCCGTCTGGTTTGTTGCGGCGCCGAGGTTTGTTGGCATATTCGCATCGAGGACGACTGGTATTCCGAGGATTTGGAAACCACCGAGGTCGTAGCCTGGACGTTGGAATGTGCCGGCTGCGTTTTGTGGGTTTCCGAGGTTGCTCGTGAATTGTGGTCGGTTTGATCCGTCGAGTGCGCGAAGGATGCAACCAGCGAGGCTCGGATGCATGACGATGTGGGTCGCGCTTCCGAAGAAGTTGGTCGATACGTCGGTAATTGCCTGGACGAGTTTTGGAAAGAACTCGGCATACGTCGGCGATGCGTCGGTGTAGGTGACTGCGTTGATGCCGGTGGTGTTCAAGATGCCGAGGTGTTCGCCAGATGAGCCGGAGCCGTTGATTGCGAGCGCGTCTACTTTGGTCTGGTATGAGCGAACGGCGTCTCCGAGGAGCTGCGTTTCGATACCGGTGCCGCGTAAAACTGCTTGCTTTGAGAGGTCAAACATTGAGGCGACGGTGTTCACGTTGACGGTGAGCAAGGTGTCGTCGGGGCTTGACTCTGTTGGTGCCGAGTTTTCTGAGGCCTGAACATAGGAGGTGATGCCTGTGGTGAGGCGACCAATGTTGAGGGTCATACCTTGAGCAGGTAGCGCCGAGTTGACGGAGATGTCAAGTGTCGGACGTCCAGCGCGGCGAAGCGTTGCAAAACTGTCGACGAGGTATTGTGGCACGACGAGACCAGCAAAGTTGCTGGTGCCAGAGTCACGGGTTTCGAGGACTTCGCGCTGGTAACGGGCGATGCGGTCGCGTGCTTCGTATGATCCACCGAACTCGGCGGCAATAGCGTCGGCGAGGAAGTCGTTCTTTGAACGGTTGTGGTAGGTGGCTTCTTCCGAGGTGACTCGTGCGCCGCCGACGTTGCGTGACTCAATTTGTGAGTCTACTTTTGCGGCGATTTCTGCGTTGGCAGAGTTACGCAATTCGATCTCGGCGATCTGGTTGATGCGCTCATCAAGTTTTTCGACTTCGAGTTTGAGTGCCTGGATGTTTGCGAGTTCAATTTCCGAGATGTCACGGTCTTCGGTGACTGCTCGTGTGAGGGTTGCGTCAATGAGATCGGTTTTTGATGTCCGGTTCTCTTGCAATTTTGAGAGAAAGGCGTTTGCCATTTGGGAATGCTCCTGTGAAGATAGACGATTTTTATTGGGGTTTTCGTCCAGGTGTCTTCAACTTCGGAGCAGGTGTCGCGATGGCGAGGTGTGTCTTCCGGTGGTCGAGAGGTGTGGTCTCGTAGAAAGATTTTATCTCACGGCACGAAGATCGGCAAGGATCTTCTCAACTTCTTTTCGACGTTTTCCGTGTGAGCGGTTTTGTTCGGCTTCGATTTCTTTGAGCTGCTGGTTTGCCCATGCGCGACCGGCATCGCCTCCCCATAATGCCCATGCGATACGACCGGCCGATGGGTAGCCGCGTTCGCCTTGCCGAAAACCTTCGGCATCTTTGTCGACTTCGTGTCGCGCAAAAAATGAAAGGCTCCGACGGATGGTTTCTTCTGAAAAGTTGCGCCGGTTGATGATGTCACGTGCGCGCGCGACGCCGACTTCGGTGCCGCCGCGATTGTATTCGTCACGCCAGTCGAGGCCTTGTTGCGCTTCTGCGATCATCTCCTGATTTGGGATGTACGGTGCGGCGCGCTCGCCATGTGTTGTGCCGGCCATGACTGTTCCGTCTGGCATCTCGTGAGTGTCTTCTTCGTCCATGTCGTCGTCTTCGTTTGCGTAGAGTGCGGCGATTTGACGTTCGGCTTGTGCTTCGCTTCTGTGGCATCCCATGACTTCACCGTCGTCGTCTTTGACTACGGCGAAGCCTTGACATTCTTCGTTGTCGGACTCGACGTGGTACGGCATATTAGTTTGGCAGTAAGCAGGTGACGGTCTCGGTGCCGGTGGCGACGATGGCGTAGAGCGTCTCGTTTGCTGGAACTGTGACCGACATATAGCCGTCATTCTTTTCTAAGAGAAAACCGTTTGACGTCGTCACGGTTGAAGCTCCGAGATAGACGTCTGAGGTGCTAAGTGGGTGAATGATGACTGTGCGGTTGACGACGGCCGACGCTACGAGGAGAGTCGCGGTTGTCGTGACGGACGTTTGTGTTGATCTCATCTTTGTATCTCTTTCAATAGGATCGCAACGGCGTCGCGATTTGGGGTTGTTGACTCTTCGCGTAACGCGCTCACGGTGGCCATTTCTCCGTATGCGCCGAAGGTGACGAGGGAGACTTCTGCTAGGTGGGCTTTGATGCGCTCGATGACACCAGAGGCAAGACGGTTGTCTTTGAGACTGAGGAAACCGATGGAGAGCTGGTCTAGCGCGCCGTCGCGCACAAGCTCCAGGACTTGATCTCCACGATCGGTTTTTGAGACGTAGAACTCGGCGTGGAGTCCGTTTGCGTCTTCGCGCAATAGTGTCGCGCGTCCGATGGGGAGTGCCTGGTGATCGTGGCCGACGAGTAGTTTGACGCGGTGTGCGGCGCGTGTGACGGCCGAGAATGCGCCTGGTCGGAATACTTCGGTGAGTTGTGAGTTGATTTTTTGTTCTTTGTTGTATGGGACGGCGAGTCCGACGATGGTGCGGCCGTCGCCGGCGGCTCGGATTTCTAGTTCGCTTTCGAATTGTCTTGTCTCGGTCATGGTGTTCTCCTTATCCGACTTCGAGGATGCCGGCGTCGAGTTGTGTTTGTTCTAAGGGTTGTAGGTCTTCTAGTGCGCGTGCTTCGTCGGCGGTGAGGAAACCTCCGTCGATGCCGATTTTGTGTGCCTGGTATCTGGTGAGTGTGTCGGTGCGTAGGAATGCGTCGACGTTGAATTTTGCGACTTGTCCGCGCGGTAGGAGGTCGCTGTACGCTTGTTCGAAACGGATCATCCAGGGGGCAAGCGAGAAGCGAAGGAGCTGCTGCTGCTCGTTTTCGATGTTGGAATATGTCCTTGACGAGTTCGGTGCGCCGAGGTAGTAGGCCGGCAGACCGAGCATATTGGCGATCTCGGTGAGGTCAAAAGTGCGCGACTCGACAAGTTGTGCGTCGCCGGCGTTGTCGGAGATCGGTTCAAACTTTGTGGACTCGTTGAGGACGGCTGGTTCGCGTGAGCGGCCGCCGTAATGGTTCATCCATTGTTGTTTGAGTAGTAGTGCTTCGGCTGCGTCTAGGTCGGGGTTTGATGAGTAGAGGATGCCGGAGGGTTGTCCACCGCCGGAGAAGTATCGTGCGGCGTACTCGTTAAGTGCGATGGCGGTGCCGAGGCCTTGTCGTTGTGCTTGAAGCAGTCCGACACCGAAGATGTGTCCTGGCATTGTGAAGCCTTTTACGTGCATGACTTCGGACTGGTCAAAGTGTTGTCCGTCGATGTGAAACATTTTGCGTCCGGCTTCGACGCGGAGTTGTACGCGATCCGGTGCGATCGGGTAGATCGTGTCGGGGTAACCAGTCGCGGAGGTTGCTCCGAGGATTGCGAAATAGTTGCCGTGAATGATGCACGCGGCGACGGCCGCCGAGATGGTTTCGATGCGTGTTTCTGGTGGGTTAGGTCGTGACAAGATCGGCGGTGTCTCTATGCGTACACCGTTTCGGTAGTCTTGCAAAGGTAGACCACCAATAGCGTTCGCGATTAGGTTGACGCCTCGCCACACTCCAGGGATAGAGAGTGCCGAGTTTTCATCGACAAATGTGCCGGCGTCGGCGACTGTACCGAAACGACTGATCCGTCCGTAGGAGTCGACTGATGCTCCAGATGGTGCGATGTATTTTTGTCTACTCAGTAGGTCGGCGAGCATTGTTGCTTCTTTCGATAGAGATGCCTATTGCGATAGTGAGCGCGCCGAGTACTCCGATACCGAGAGGTGGGAATACTAGACCGAATGCCACACTCAAAACAATACATCCGAACACTTGTACGGTGGTAGCAATTTTTGTCAAAATATTTGACTCCTTGAAATAGTTTTTTCTTGACGTTGTGTTGCGTGATGCCAGGCGAGAGTCGCCGCAAAAAGTGGGGTGATGTCGACGGCCGGTGAGCTACGAGACCAGAGCCACGACTGGCCGAGCATTCTTTTCACGACACCGGCGGCGGCTTCGTCAAGTTTGTCGTGCGGTCGTATCTTGACTGAGCCGTCGAGCAGAGCGTCGTAGAAGAGTCCTACGGCGGCGGTGACGTCTTTTGTGCCGTATCGGATGACTTTGAGTCCGAGCGCTTCTAGCGGCTCCATGAGGCTTCCTGCTGGTGCGTATCCGTCGACGATGATTTCGGCGCGGTATTTTCTGGCGAGTTCTTTTGCGCGTGCTGGTATCCATGAGACGCCTTCGCGCGCATCGACGATCTCAATGTTTCCGGATCTGTCACATACGGCGATGGCGCCGGCGGATCGGTCGAGTGCTACGTCGACGGCGAACGAGAGTTCTCCTGATGGTGTGGTGTTCGGGATGTTGACTTTTGACCATTGCCGCATCGGGATCAGTCTTTCGTCTGAGGTTGTGTTGTTGTTTAGGTAGGCGCGCTGGAACTCCCCGAGGGGCATTGTCTGGAAGGCGTGGCGGATGACTTCGGCGTCAATAGTGAGACCGAGCGCCGGCATACATTTTTCCCATACGGTCTCATCTTCGGGGTCGTCGTTGTCGGGGTCGGCCGACCATTCAAAATAGGCGATCCCATTTTTGCGGTTTGCTTTGACTGCTTCGCGGCCTTGCTGGATTTTGCGGTTCAAATATGTCGAGCGTTGAGTGCCGGCGGTGGAAACGATGATGAGCTGTGCGTCGCGTCTGGTGGCCATTGCTGGAAGTGCGGACTGTTCACGCCGGTCGTCTTCGTCGGCGAACGCTTCGTCAATGATGCAAAGATCAACCACTTTTCCATGCATTGCGGTAAGCGAGTTAGCCACCGTTTCAATACGTGAACCATTTTTGAAGATGATCGCCTCGGCGCCGGTGCCGCGGTAGAACCGCGCGATA